CGCACCCCGACTACATCACCCGGGGCCGCGTCCTCCGCGACCAGGCGCTACGCCGCATCACCGACTGGACCGCCGACCCCTACGAGGGCGCACGCGGCCGACTCGTCCTGTCCCCACCGCCGTGGGCGCGCCTGACTGACGCGCCCGCTGGCATCCCCGCCGACTTCACCTGGAGCCCATATGAGCACGCCTGACACCATCACCCCGACGCAGCTGATCGCCCGTCACTCCGACGACCTGTCGACCGTCCTGCCGTCCCACATCCACGCACCCGTGTGGCTCCGCGTCGCCCAGGGCGCTGTCCGCCGCGACCCCAAGCTGATGCAGGCCGCCGCCGAGTCGCCCGGCACCCTCATGGTCGCGCTCCTCAATGCCGCCCGCCTCGGCCTCGAGCCTGGCAGCGAGGAGTTCTACCTGACGCCCCGCAAGGTCAAGGGTCGCATGGAGATCCTCGGCATCGTCGGCTACCAGGGGATCGTCGAGATGATGTACCGCGCCGGCGAGGTTGCCTCCGTGGTCGCCGAGTGCGTCTACACCAACGACGGCTTCGACTACCAGCCCGGCCGTGACGAGCTGCCCCGCCACCGCATCGACTGGGACTCCGACGACCGCGGCGCACTGCGGCTGGTCTACGCCTACGCCCGCAGCCGCTCCGGATCCGTCTCCAAGGTCGTCGTACTCAACCGCGCCGAGATCAACAAGATCAAGTCCAGCGCCCAGGGGTCGACGTCGGAGTACAGCCCGTGGCGCACGAACGAGCCCGCCATGTGGCTCAAGTCCGCGGTGCGGCAGCTGCGGAAGTGGGTGCCCACGTCGGCGGAGTACCGACAGGAGATGCGCCGCGACGCCGAGGGGGTAGCACGCGTGCAGGCCGAGGTCGCCGCCCACCGCCCCCGCGCCGCGCGCCTGGACGAGACGACCGGCGAGATCGTCGACGACGGCACCGTCGTCATCGACGCCGAGTTCACCGACGAGCCAGGTGACGCAGCGTGATGGACGACTACTTCACCGACCCCTTCGACGCCTACCAGCGCGTCCTCCGCCGCCGACCAGCCGAGATCCCCGGCGACCCCTACGGCGGCCCCACACCCGACCTCGACGACCTCCCGCTGCCTGACGTGGACGGCCTGGACCGACGGGCCGAGGCGCGCGTGGCCGAGGTGTTCGGGGGTGCGGCGTGAAGCTCCTCGAGCTGTTCTGCGGCGCTGGCGGAACCGGTGTCGGCTTCCAGCGCGCCGGGTTCAACGTCACCGGTGTCGACATCGACGCGCACCCCGACTGCCCGTTCCCGGTCGTGGTCGCTGACGCCTGCCAGGTGCTCACTGACACCGAGTTCATCGCCCAGTTCGACGCCATCGCAGGCGGGCCTCCCTGTCAGGGGTACACCACCATGAGCAACCGGTGGCGCGGCGCCGGCGGGAAGGCCGACCAGCACCCCGACCTCATCTCATGGGTGCGCCTCGGGATGCAGGCCAGCGGGCTGCCCTACGTGATCGAGAACGTCGACGGCGCACGCCGCGAGCTCCGCAACCCGACCCGCCTGCGAGGCGGGATGTTCGGTCTCGGCGTCGACCGGCCACGACTGTTCGAGACCAACTTCCCGCTGCCCATGCCACCGGCGAACGTCCGCATCGCCAACCCCGTCGGCGTCTACGGCAAGCACCACGACGGTCGGCGGCTGTTCACGCGCAAGGACGGCAGCATCCAGCGCGCCGCTCGCACGCTTGCCGAGGCGCAAGAAGCCATGGGCATCGACTGGATGGTCTGGGACGACCTGCGCGAGGCCATCCCGCCCGCCTACAGCGAGTGGGTCGGGCGGCAGCTCATCGCGCACCTGCGGACGGACGTGGCGGCATGACCGTCACCTTCACTGTCCCCAAGCAGCTGTGGCTCTCGGCCAACCGACCGGCCACGAACTTCGGCTACCGCAGCCGCATCGTCCGCGACCTGCACGACCTCGCCATCCTCGCCGCCAAGGCCGCCCGCCTGACGCCCATCCGAGGTGTCGTGGCGTGCGACTGGGAGGTGCGTTACCCCCGTGGCGCGCGCACCGACAAGGGCGAGGCCAGCAACGCCCAGCCGACCACGAAGGCGTTGCTCGACGGCATCGTCGCGGGCGGCTGGCTGGCCGACGACGGCCCCGCGCACGTCGCCTGGGAGCGGTTCCGACGCGGCCCCAACCTCGACCGGCCCGGCGACCACGAGGTGACTCTCGTGCTCGTCCCGCAGGCCATCCCCTTCGACCTGGAGAAGACAGCATGAGCAACACCAACCGCATCACGGTCACCGTCGCGGTGGACACCGACGAACTACGTCATTGGGCCGAGTGGCACGCCGACCGCGGCCACCACGGCGTGGCGCACGTCCTGTTCAAGGCCGCGAAGGACGGCGAGTCGCTGACCGAGCAGGCCATTCGCGAAGCCAAGGCTGGCGCGGTCCGGTCGATGGCTCACCTGTTCCGCGACATGGCCCCCGACGCCATCTCGCGGCGCCAGGTCATCGACCTGCTGGACCTGCGAGCCGACTCCTATGACCAGCACGACACCAACACCACGGAGCCGCGCCCATGACCGACCGCCGCTTTGACGACGCCGACCTCCAGAACACCCCCATCCGACCCCACGACCCCGCCCACGTCGCCACCGTCACCGCGTTGTGCAAGAAGCGCGGGGCCGAGGACGTGCTGGAGTACCTGTTCGGCGAGGTGGGCGCATGAAGGCCGACGACCCACGCCACGGCACCGTCGCCGGCTATAAGGCCCACCGCGCCGTCAAGGAGTCCGCGTGCGGTCGGTGCCGCGCCGCGATGGCCCAGGCGACTAGGAAGCGCCGGACCCCGTACACCTTCGCCGGCTTCGACCCCCGTGACGGACTCACGGGCGGCCGGTGGATGTGGGACGACCGGCGGGCCATCCGTGTGTGGGTGGAGACGGGTGAGGTCGCGTGAGGGCCGACGATCGCCGGCACGGGACGGTGGCCGGCTACCAAGCTCACAGGCGCGCCGGCCAGAAGGTCTGTGCTGCCTGCCTCGGAGCCAAGAGCCGCTACGAGAAGACCCGCAAGTTCTACGGCGAGAAGATGGTGCCTGCGATCGGCACGCGCCGACGCATCCAGGCCCTCAAGGCCCTCGGGTTCAGCGGCGCCGAGATCGGCGACCACCTCGGCATCACCTACCAAGCAGTCCACGGGCTCGAGACGAACGGCGCGGAGAAGGTCTTCGCCTCTACCGCTCGCGGCGTGCGGGATCTGTACGCACGCCTCTCGGTGACGACCCCCATCGGGATCCATCAGGTCCGCATCCGCAACCACGCCGCCGGCTTGGGCTACGCACTGCCTCACCAGTGGCACGACATCGACGACCCGGCCGAGCAGCCCGACCCCGGATACCGCGAGCTGACCGACCAGCAGCGTCGACTCCGCAGCGACCTCGACCCCGTCGTCGTCGACCGCATCCTCGCTGGGGACACCGCCCTCATGGCGACCGCATCGAGGCCTGAGCGCGAGGCCGTGGTCGCCCGGTGGACCGAGACGGGGAGGTCGCTTAACGACCTTGAGCGAGCGACCGGGATCAAGCCCGAGAGGTACTCCAGGAAGGAAGGTGCCGCATGACTGACGAGCCTTGCCACTACTACTCAGAGAAGCAGGCGCGCGACCTCGCTGATGCCCTCTCGCGACACAGCTTTGCCGCGCCAATGCAGTGCGAGAAGTGCGGCGGCTGGAAGGTGTTGCAGGTCGCATGAAGACGACAAACGTGCAGGTCAGAGGCGGTTTTGGCCGTCGAATGCGATACAATGTGAGGGCACAGAACGGCCCCGGAATCGCGGTGGTGGAACACCGGCCGGGGCCTGACCTGAGCGCATCACTCGACTACACCGAGGAGCACTAAGGCTATGCAGATCATGGTACCCAGAGGGACCGACAGCCAAGACGAGACGACCACCACTGAGTGGGCAGTCGAGTGCTGCGGGGCCATCTTCCCGTCGGCAGATAGGGCTCACGCTCGCACGGTCTGCGCGATGTTCAACACCCGCGCAAACCACCCCCACTCAGCCGTGGTCATTCGACGATTCGTCACCACGCTCGGTTGGAGAACTGCCGACAGCGCCGAGCCCTGCAAGTACGTGCCGACTTCGCGATCGACCGGAGACGATCGGTATCCGCGCTGGGCGGTCTGCAAGACGTGCGGCTGGCGTGGCGCAGACCGCGCGCACTGGGAGGACGCCGAGGTCGACTTCGCCAAGCACCAGGCTGAGCAGCTGGGCGGTGACGCCTGATGCCTATGAGTGACCGCGACCGCAGCCTGGTCGACAGCGCATTTCAGGCGGGCTACAACGCCGCAGAGGAGATCTCCAGCGACCTGCTGCTGCAACGCCTGTCCGACGCCTGGGAGGCCGGGTACACAGCCTGCGCCCACCAGCACATGACGCAGCGCAACAACCCCGAGCACCCCATCACGCGCACGAACCCATATGTCGTGCGACCAGAGGCGGGCTGATGCCCTACCTCAACCTCGACGACGAGTTCACCGAGCACCCCAAGGTCGACGCCCTCAGCGACGGCGCGTTCCGGCTGCACGTCTCCGGAATGCGCTACTGCTGCAAGAACCTGACCGACGGCATCATCCCCGTCGCACGGGTCGACCGCCTCAAGCCCGCTTACAAGCCAAGCCAGTTGAACGAGCTGCTGCGCGGCAAGGTCTGGCACCGCGGCGGCGACGGATGTGGCACCGAGCACTGCCCCGTCGGTGACGCTGGCGAGTACGTCATCCACGACTACTTGCAGTGGAACCGCTCGGCCGAGTGGTGGGAGGCCCGCCGCAAGGCCGAGACCGAGCGCAAGGCGAAGTACCGCCGCGAGCAGGCGGAGAAAGAGCAGCGCCTGGCCGAGCTAGAGGCGCGTGCACCGAAGGGGCTGAGGTCGATATGAGCGCCTGTCCCAGTGGGTGTCCCGCCGTCTGTCCCGCCGGGACACCCACTGTCCGTCCCGACAGGAGTCCGCACGTTCCGGGATGTGTCCAGAACCAGAGCCAGATCCAGAGGTCTTTTGGTCGCTTTGGTTGTGGGTCCAAATCCGATCCCGAAAGAACCTCACTTAGGCGTCCGGGAATCGGAATCGGAGGTAGCCGATGAACGAACACGAAGCCGCCCGCATCGCAGCCGCCATGAATCAGCTGCGACCCGACTGGCCCACCAAGCAGCTCCGCACCCTGCTCGCCGACGCCCGGATCAGCGACCGGCCGCGACGCGACGTCGCCGTGGCCCTCGCCTGGGTCGCCTGCGAAGCCGCCAGCCACAACCCGTACCGCGTCCTTGAGACCGGCCCCTGGTGGATCGCTGCCGGGGTCGACGGGCAGACCACCGGCCGCCGCGAACCGTTCGACCCCGACCACTTCTGCGGCATCTGCAACAAGCCCAACGACCCCCGCCACCCCGACGACCACGAGTTCGAGTCCGCCACACGCGACCGCATCGCCGCCACCAAGGTCGACGAAGGCCGGCTCTCGTCGCGGCTCCAGGCGATGCGGGAGTCCATCGGCGACGCGAGGGCCATTCGTGAGCCCGAGCCCACCCCGGAGCCACTGCCGTCCAACCCGCGGGTCGACGAGCTGCGTGCCGTCGTCCGCGACCAGGAGGAGCCCGCGCCCCACCTGTCCCCCGACCGCCGGCGCCCGCTGTGCGGTGACCACGTCGAGCACGAGACCGAACTGGAGTCAGCATGAGCGAGACCTTGAGGCTGCTGGTCACCGGCAGCCGCGACTGGCCGAACGAGCAAGCCGTGCGAGACGCGCTGCGTGGAGCAAGCAGTGGCTACGCGTCGCAGGATGTGGCCGTTGTGCACGGTCACTGCCCGACGGGGGCCGATGCGCACGCCGACCGTGCCGCTCGAATCTTCGGCATGACGGTCGAGCGCCACCCTGCCGATTGGTCGCTTGGTTACTCGGCGGGGCCGAAGCGCAACGCCGAGATGGTCAACCTTGGCGCGGACCTGTGCCTCGCATTCATCGGCGACTGCACCTCGCCCCGCTGCAATCGACCTGAGCGACACGACAGCCACGGTGCAACCGGGTGTGCCGATCTTGCCGAGCGCGCTGGCATTCCGACGCGACGCATCCGCCCCGCCGACACCACGGAGGCGGGCCGATGAGCGAGACCACCGACAGGCGCGGCGTCGTCGCGGGGGGCGACCTGACGCCTGAGGCCTTGGACAACCTGGCGCGGCTGCTGGACGCGGCGACCGACGGGCCGTGGGAGGACGTCCGCGTGCCGTTCCGTGACACTGCGAGCCACTCGGTCAAGCGAGGCGCGGCGGTGTTGGCGCTCGTGGGGTGGGAGCGCGAGGAGCCCGTGCGCGCGCCCGCCGACGCCGCGCTGATCGTCGCGCTCCGCAACGCCGCGCCCGCGCTCATTGCGTGCGCCCGCGCCGCTCTGGCAGAGGCCGCCCCCGACCAGGCAGGAGAAGCCCGATGACCACCGAGATGACCACCGACATCGCCCTCGGCCTCATCGCACACGAGCGTGCGCCGCGCTACCCACGCCGCAAGGTCAACCGCCGCGTCGTGTGCGCAGACGGCTTCAAGGTCTCCGTGCAGGCGTCCGCGATGCACTACGCCCACGACTCGTCCGGCAAGGCGCCTTACTGGGACCTCGACTTCGACGCGACGCCGGCCTACCCGTTCGTCTCTTGCGAGATCGGCAACCCGTCAGAAGATCTCGACGGCGTGACGGCGCTCGCTGAGCACGATGCGGACGGCGTGTGGTCTTGGGTGCCGATCAACGTGGTCCGCGACCTGCTGGACGCGCATGGCGGCGTCACCGGGTTCGAGGCCGCCCCCGACCAGGCCAGCGAGAGGAGCGGCGAGTGAGCGAGTGCAGGTGCGGGCGAGAGACCCGCGACGATGCCTACGTCTGCGAGGACTGCGGTGACGCCCTGGCCAAGGCGCTCGGTGACGTGCCGTGGCTGACCGAGGAGCTCGAGACCAGCGTCATCGGCGCACGCGGGGTCGACTACCGACGCCTCGGTGGCAGCAAAGGTGGCAAGAAGCCCTCAGAACGGCCCTCTCCGGTCTCGTGGGGTCCGAGTGAGGCCCGCGCCCACCTGAGGGCGCTGCTCGTCTCCTGGGTGCGTTTCTCGGCCGAGGAGGGCATCCGCAGCAGGACGCACGACGACGACCTGCCAGCCGACGACCTGCCAGCCATGTCCCGATGGATGCTCAACCGGGTCGACGGGCTCATGCTCCACGACATCGGCAGCGAGGCGGTCGACGAGATCACCAGCGCAGTCGCCCACTGCCACCGGCTCATCGACCGACCCGTCGACCGGCAGTACCTCGGCACCTGCCCGACGTGCGACTCCGGCCGGCTCTACGCCCGCGGTGGACGATGGGCACGCTGCGAGGAGTGCGCCTCGACCGTGGAGGCCGACGAGATCCGGGCGCGACTGCTGGCCGAGCTCGACGACAGGCTGTGCACCGCCTCGGAGATCGCCAGGCTGTCGACGTACCTCGGGCTGCGGGCCGACCGGGAGACCGTGCGGAAGCGGATCAACCAGTGGGCCAAGCGCGGACAGCTGGACGAGCACGCGTCGTTCGCGACCGAGGCGACGTTCCGGTTCGGCGCGGTCTACCAGCGGCTCGTGGCGACGGAGTACGCGCCACGCGAGGCGGGCTAGGGGCGATGCGTAGCGCACGGGCTCGGCGTGCGCTACGCTGTCACCACTGGATTTGCCAATCTTGGCGACCCACCTCGACGCCGGACCCGCCGATAACGGGCCCGGCGTTTCGCATGTCCGGCCCACGTTCGGAGGTCCGCGATGACCACCGTGCGGATCACCGACGACACCCCCGCCCCGCTCGTGCGTGACGTCGTCGAGGCCCGGACCCGCAGGCTCATGGCCGAGCTCGCCCGCACCCCCGACTCGTGGCCCACGCGCGGCGAGCACAAGACCTTGCGGCAGGAGATCGACGACTCGCTCGACGAGTGGCTGGAGGTGCGCTGATGGGTCTCACGCTGCTTGGCGCCACTGTCGACATGGGCGCCATCGAGGGCCAGATCGCCGACGCCAAGGCCGCTGCCGATGCGGCTGACGACCGGGCCGCCAACGCCCAGCAGATGGTCCGCAACCGCGACCCGCGGCTCATGTCCCTCGAGGACGTGGCCCAGCGGTTCACCGACGAGATCGCGTCCGCTGCCGCCGTGCACTCCGCGTTGCAGGCCGGTATCGACCAGGCCAACGCGCGGGCGATGACGCCGGGGCCGAAGGGCGACCCTGGCGCTCCCGGCACCGCGGGTCAGCCTGGGGCCAAGGGCGACAAGGGCGACCCCGGAACGCCGGCGGACATGACCCGCGTGGCTGCACTTGAGGCTGCCGTGACCGCGCTCCAGAACCTCCGCGTGACTGTTGGCTACGGCGTGACCAACCTGCCCGCGTCCATCGGTGCAGGCGCCGTCATCAGCGTTACTGTCACCCTGTCCCGCGACATGGGCTCGGCGACCTACTCCGTCGGCTACGGCCTCTCCGGTGGCGCATCGCTCCTCGGCAGCCTCCAGGTTGTCGGGGTGCTCTCGCAGACCCGGACCGCCGTCACCGTGCAGATCAAGAACACCGGGGCACTCGCGCTCGTGGCCAGTGCCGCGAGCGTGCAGGTTGTGGCAGCGAGGGATGCGTGACCGTGGACATCCGCGTGCCCGCCGACCAGTGGTGCCCCGAGCTGGACCTCGAGCCCAACGCCGTCGTCACCATCACGTTCACCGACGAAGACCTGCAGTCCGTCGAGGTCGTCGTCGTCGACAACACCGCCCCTGTCCGCTGGACCTGTGACGGCAGCGACCCCAGCGAGGACACCGGCTACTACATCCCGCGTGACGGGGTCGACGAGCGCGAGCCGCCCACGTCCGGCGCGACCGTGGTCAAGCTCTGGACCAGCGGCACAGCGAAGGCGTGCGTACAGCGTGGCTAAGCCCCGCTATCGCCGACGTCACCAGAACGAACGCGCCCGACTCGCGGTTATCGTCGCTCGCGGCGAGGCATACTGCGCTCAGTCCGAGTGCGTCATGCCGAACCGCTGGATCCCCCCCGACTCCCGCTGGTGCCTAGGCCACGATGACACCGGAACGCGGTGGATCGGCCCGGTGCACGAGCGGTGCAACGCCCGAGACGGCGCCGTTCGAGGCAACCGGATGCGGGCTGGCCAGGATCGTCGCTGGGTACTCTGACCAGGTGGGGGGTGACCCCCAGGGATCGACCCCATAGAGGACCGCGGGGGAGTCCACATCTCTCTCCGCCAACCGAAAAACCCCCAGGAGGCGCGCATGTCCCGCTCGCACCTGCGGCCAGTGGAGCCCGACGAGAAGCCGAAGCCCAAGGCGCCGAAGTCGATCACCGAGGCGCTGGATGGCTCTGGCCGGGACGTGCTTGCCGCGATGCGGCGTGCGCTCGCCAAGCAACTTGACGCCGGCGAGATCTCCTCCAACGCCATCGCCTCCGCCTACAAAGAGCTGCGCGAGCTCGACCGGTTGATCCGTGCGGCTGACGCCGAGGATGCCCCGATTGCCCACGGGTCGGGTGGAACCAGTGCCGACTTCGACGCCTCGGCTGTCTGAGGTCGCACGCCACCTCGTCTATCCGGACGGGATCGTCAAGACCAACTTCCCTCGCATCAAGGCCCGGTTGGCCGAGATGGCGATTGAGTACGACGGATGGCAAGAGGGCGCCGCCACCCTCATCCTCGGGCTTGATGAGCGGGGTCGCTACACGGCCACCATCGGCGGCGTAACCATGAGCCTGCCGCGACAGGTTGGCAAGACGTTCACGGTGGGGTCACTGCTCGTTGCGATGTGCCTTGAGTTCCCCGGCCTTCGCGTGGTGTGGACTTCGCACCACCTGCGGACGACGACCAACACGTTTCGCTCGATGCAAGCGATGGTGCGTCGCAAGAAGATCTTCCCCCGCTTGGCTCCGAACGGAATCCGCACCGCCAATGGCGAGCAGGAGATCCGTTTCGCCAACGGCTCAATGATCATGTTTGGCGCACGCGAGCACGGCTTCGGCGTCGGCATCGACGCCATCGACGTGCTGGTCTGCGACGAAGCCCAGCGGCTCTCGAGCCGGGCCCTGGCCGACATGATGCCCACCACCAACCAGGCCCGGCACCCGCACGGCGCACTGGTGTTCTTCATCGGCACTCCCCCTCGGCCAGACGACAAGGGCGACGAGTTCGCCGCCCGCCGTTCCAAGGCCATCGACGGTCGGATGAAGAACGGCATCTACATCGAGTTGTCCGCCGACGACGGCGCCGAGCTAGATGACCCGGCCCAGTGGGCCAAGGCGAACCCGTCGTACCCGCATCGGACGCCCCACGAGTCCATGCTGCGAATGCGCGAGAACCTGAACGACGAGGGCGACTGGTCCCGAGAGGCGCTCGGTCGCTGGGACGACCCCAACACCGTTTCCGACCTGATCATCCCGTCTTGGCCCCAGGCGGCCACCCGGCAGGCACCCCCGCCGCCGGCGTGCTTGGGCCTTGCAATGGACCTGGACCGAGTCTGGCTCTCCCTGGCTGCTTGCTCGACCGGAAACGTCCCCCACCTCGGCTCAGTGATGCGAGTCCGGGTCGACATCGGCCGAGACCAGCTACTGAACGAAGCCGCCCGCATCGTGCGGGAACGGAAAGTGCGGTTGATCGTCGACTCCAAGGACGCCGGCGCCAACCTCGAGGACGCCCTCTCGGCACTAGGGGTCTCCGTGGGCAACAAGAACATGCTGCGGGTTTCCTTCGACGACTACGTCCAGGCGTGCGGTGACGTGTACGACGCCATCGAGGCGAAAGAGGCCGAGCACGGCGACTACACCGACCTCAACACAGCAGTCGCCAACGCGCGGTGGTCCATCGGCAAGCGCCGCGTATGGGCTCCCGATGGCGGTGACGTGTCGATGCTCAAGGCCAGCACCCTTGCCTGGTGGGGAGCCAAGTTCGGATCCAAGCGGGGCTCACTCACTCGCGTCACGGGACGCACATCCGCCTACTGACGGGAGACGCAGGTGCCTGACGCCGTGCCGCAGTCCCCGGAGTGGTGGGTCGCTCGCCTCTACAAGCGCCTGGCGGCCCGTCGCAACGAGCTCGACTTCTACAACGCCTACTACTCCGGCGACCACCCGCTCCCTTGGCTCGCCCCGCAGGCGCGCGACGAGTTCCGCCGGCTCGTACAGATGACCCGGTCCAACTACATGGGCCTCGTGGTCGACGCGACCGCCGAGCGCCTGAACGTCGAGGGCTTCCGCTTCGGCGGCGACCCGTCGGCCGACGATGACTCGTGGCGGATCTGGCAGGCCAACAACCTCGACAGTGACTCCGACATGGCGTGGCTCGAGGCTCTCATTGGTGGCGTCTCCTACTTCTACGTGGCGCCGAACCCGAAGGACGCCACGACGCCGCACATCTGGGTCGAGCACGCCTCGCAGGCCATCGTCGAGCACGTCCCGGGGACCAACCGACGCGAGCGCGCGGCGGCCTTGAAGGTGTGGGACGACGACTGGACCGGCGAGATCCACGCTGTGCTGCAGCTGCCGGACCGGGTCTACAAGTACAAGGCGGCCAAGCCGGCGAGTGGCGTAACGACGTCGCCGGCGTGGGACGAGCGCGAGGTGGCGGGCGAGCAGCCCAACGGCCAGCGCACGAACCCGCTCGGCGTGGTGTCGATGGTGGAGATCCCGAACAACCCGCGCCTCCTCCACGGCGGCATCTCCGAGCTGCACGACGTCACCGACGCCCAGGATCGCATCAACAAGACGCTGTTCGACCGGATGCAGACCCAGGAGTTCGGCGTCGACCCCCAGAAGTGGGCCAAGGGGTTCCCGAACGAGGACGAGCAGGGCAACCCCAACGTCGTCGAGTTCGGCCGCAACCGCATGGTCACCACCGACGTCGCGGAGACGGGATTCGGCAACTTCGCCGTGGCCCCACTGACGCCGTACACCGAGGCCAAGCAAGATGACGTGAAGACCATTGCGTCCCGCACGCGCACACCGGCGCAGTACCTGCTTGGCGAGATGAGCAACGTCAACGGCGAGACACTGAAGGCATCGGAGTCGGGCCTGATCTCAAAGGTTCGCCAGCGGCAACGTCCGTTCGGCGAGGCCGCTGAGGAGACCATCCGCATCGCTCGCCTCGCCGCCGGCCTGCAGGGTGGGTCGGATGCGCGCATGGAGACGATCTGGACGAACCCGCAGTACCGCACTGAGGGCGAGTTGACCGACGCAGTCATCAAGCAGGTGCAGTCGGGGCTGGCTTCGCTGCGCCTGGGTCGCGAGAAGGTCGGCTACACCGCGGCCGAGATCGAGCGGCTCGAGGCTGACGACCGACGGGCGGCCTTCGACCCCCAGGTCGATGCGGCCTTGAACCGCTTCGACGCTGAGCGCGGCCGGTGACCAGCGCGGCCTCCGAGGCCGCGACGTTCGCGGCGCTGGCGGCGGTCACCGAGCAGGACCGGCAGCAAGGCGAGATCGTCGACCTTGCCGCGGGAGCGGTCCGTAAGTTGTGGCGGCGGATGCGAGGGCGACGCTGGTCTCTGGCTTGGCGCGACGACGTCGGCCCACGGGTAGCCGAGGTCATCGCCAGCGCACAGGGCGCCACGGTGGCTCGTTCAGCCCGCTACGCCACCGCCGCGCTTGGCGAGCTTGGCATGGATGCCGACAACCCGAACCCGATCAACCCCGACGGTTTCGCCGGGGTCACCGGCTCTGGCTACCCAGTCGAGGACCGTGCTTACAGCGCGGTGCTGCAGACCGTGGACGCCTACTACCAGGCCCGTGAGAGCGGCTCGGACGACAGCGCGGCCACCCAGGTGGCGCTGCAGTCCGGCGAGGACTACGTCGCCAACGTCGCGGCCGAGATCCTGGCCGATGCGATGCGTGCAGCCGAGGCTGTCGCGTTCGCCTCCCGACCGTGGGTTGACGGGTTCATCCGTTCTCCCGAGCCCGGCGCTTGCTCTCGCTGCATCGTCCTCGCGGGCAAGTTCTACCTGTTCAACGAGGGCTTCCTGCGTCACCCGCTCTGCCGGTGCAACCACCTCCCCGCGCCACCCGACAAGGCTGACCGCGACCGACTCACCGCCGCGACCGCGCCGGACCGCTACTTCGAGTCGCTGACCGAGGTCGAGCAGAACGCGACCTTCGGTCAGGCGGGCGCCGAGGCCATCCGGGCCGGCGCCGACATCGGCCAAGTCGTGAACGCACGCCGCGGCATGAGCAAGGCACAGGCCTTCGGGCGCGACGTGCTCGTCACCACGGAAGGCACCACCCGCCGCGGACTCGCGTACAACAGCCTGTCGCGCGGCACCGACCGCACGCAGGACAGGTTCCGCGTCGTCAACGGACGCCGCCAGCGGATCCGCTCCGCACAGGCGCCACGCCTGATGCCCGAGTCGCTGGCCGCCATCGCGGGCGAGGACCGCGAGGAGTTCATCCGACTCCTCCGCATCAACGGCTTCATCCTCTGACTTCCGCGTCCCGGTGGCGCGGCTGGCAACACCCCACACAACGCCCCAGGAGGGCAACGTGAGCGAAGCAGCACCCGAGAACGGCCCGCAGGACGAGGCGCCCGCGCAGCAGCCCCAGGAGGGCGGCGAGCAGGAGCCGAAGACCTACGACGCCGAGTACGTCAGCAACCTCCGTAAGGAGGCCGCCAAGTACCGCACCGAGGCCAAGGCCAAGGATGCCGAGCTGGAGAAGCAGCGCCAGGCGTCCATGACCGAGGCCGAGAAGGCGGTAGCCGAGGCCGAGACCCGCGGTCGCACGACCGCGCTCACCGAGTTCGGCAAGGAGCTCGCGCAGACCCAGTTCGACGCCGCCGCAGGCCGCCGGAACCCCGGCTTCGACACCGCGAAGGCCCTCGAGTTTGTCGACCTCGCCAAGTTCCTCGGCGACGACGGCCGGCCCGACCCCAAGGCCATCGCCGCCGCCGTCGAGCGGCTCGTCCCCGAGCCCACCAACGCCCCGCCGTCCCTCGACGGAGGAGCACGGGCCACCGCGCCCAAGAACGCCGACATGAACGCGCTCCTGCGTGCGGGTCGGTCGTAACGCAGCACCAGTCGGCACGGCTGGCTCCGCTGCATCACACCTTCGATGACCTAGGAGGTCACCGTGCCGTACAACTCCCTCGTCACGCGCTCCAACACCTCGGCCCTCGTGCCCGAGGAGGTCTCGAACGCGATGCTGACCAGCCTCTCGGCGCAGTCCGCCGTGCTCGAGCTGGGCCAGCGCATCCCGATCTCGCGCAACCAGGAGCGGTTCCCCGTCCTGTCCGCGCTGCCCACGGCCTACTTCGTCTCCGGTGACACCGGCCTCAAGCAGACCACCCAGGCTGCCTGGGACAACAAGTACATGTACGTCGAGGAGATCGCGACCATCGTCCCGATCCCCGACGCCGTCATCGACGACGCCGGCTTCGACGTCTGGGGCTCCATCCAGCCCCTCATGGAGGCGGCCATCGCCCGCACCCTCGACGCCGCCGTCATCTTCGGCACCAACGCGCCGACCACCTGGGCCACCGAGGGCAACCTCGTCGGCAAGGCCGTCGCCGCCGGCAACGTCGTCGCTCGCGGCACCAACAACGCCGCCGCCGGCGGCATCCACGGCGACCTGTCCGACCTGCTCGGCAAGCTGGAGAGCGATGGCTACGTCCCGAACGGGTCGGTCGGCAACGTCACCCTCAAGGGTAAGCTGCGCCAGGTCCGCGCAACCACGGGCGAGACCATCCCGCTCCCCGCCGATGTGCCCGCCCCGAACTACGGCCTCCCGGGCCTGTGGCCGACCGGTGTCAACGCCGCCGAGCTGCTCGTCGGCGACTGGACCAAGCTCGTCGTCGGCGTCCGCCAGGACATGACGTACAAGCTCATCACCGAGGGCGTCATCACCGACAACACCGGGGCGATCATCTACAACCTGCCGCAGCAGGACATGTCGGCCCTGCGCCTGGTGTTCCGCGCGGCCTACGCCGTGTCGAACCCGATCAACTACCAGGAGCCGACGGCGGCAAACCGCTCGCCGTTCGCTGTCCTGCGCTCCCCGGCGACCTGATGATCCGCTGGCAGGGGCGAGGGGCACGCAAGCCGTGCCAGGTGGCGAACGCCCGCGAGGACTTCGTCGACCTCGCCCCCGCCAGCGAGATCCCCGCAGCGCAAGTGCACGAAGCGTGGTCGGCGCTCCTTCCCGGCCAGGAAGTACCACTCATCTGGGAGGCCGGCTATGGCGACCGAGAAGAAGACGACTGCGGCTGACGACGCCGGACAGGCCGAGGTACAGGCCATGTTCGACGAGGCCAACGAGAAGGGCTACTTCGGCCACTCGCCGGACGAGACCCCGCTCGACAACTACACGCTCAAGGGCGTGACCTCGGGCAAGCCCACGCCCGAGACCGAGCGCACCAAGTAGATCTTGCCGAGAGGGGGCGTTATGGCGATCATCGTGCAGGTCACGGACATCGAAGCCCGCTGGCGCCCTCTCTCCGGGCAGGACCGCACCGTCGCTCAGTCGTTGCTGGCTGACGCCTGGGCGCTGCTCACCTCTCGCCGGCCGCAGCTCGAGGCAGACATTGCCAGCGGCTCCGTCTCCACCGCATCGGTGGTCCGCGTGGTCTCGGCGATGGTCATCCGAGTTCTCCGCAACCCCGACGGCAAGCTGCAGGAGTCGGTCGACGACTACAGCTACCGTCGCGACTCGCTGGTGTCGTCAGGGGTTCTGCATGTCACGGACTCCGAGCTCGCCGATCTGACTCCGGCTGGGCGTGCGCGTCGCAGCAGCGTGCGCTTGGTGGTCTACGGCGATGGCTGAGGCTGTCGCGGCTGGCCGCATGGCCGCCGAGTCGCTGATGCTCGACACGTTCACCGCCTACGCCCCCACGGGCAAGACGAAGAACGCGGACGGCATGGAGGTCGCCGGCTATGCCGTCCGGGGCACGACGCCCGGCAAGGTGCAGTCGCGGTCCCGGGAGGGCGACACGAGCGCCCGCCGCGTGAGTGTCGGTGGCGCTGACCGTCCGGTGGTCGAGGGCGGCATCCACGTCCCGGTCGACGGCCTGGCTCCGGTCGGCGGCAACCTGGGTGTCGGCTGGGAGCTCGTGCTCACTACTCCGGGTCCGATGACCCCGGCCGAACTGACCGACTCCCGGTGGCTGGTGATCGACTCGCCGGCCAAGTCGTACATGACCGCCCGCCGGCTCGACGTGGTGAGGCTGTCGTGAGCGAGAGCCAACTCGACCGCCACTTCGTTGCGCCTGGCGACTTCATTGTTGATCGCTGCGACGGCGGTGGGCTGTTCTCAAGGCCGTGGGGCGATCAGGCGGCTTCCTTGCGGCGTATCAATGCGCCGCTGCTTTGGGAGGGCGACCAGGCATGAGCGTCCGCGTCACCCACACCATCGACACCCTCGCCGCCGACCTGCGCGCCAAGCCCCGTGAGGCCGGGACCGGGATGACGAAGGTGCTGCGGAAGTCGCTCAACGAGGGCAAGCGCCGCGCCCGGATCAACGCGAAGTCGACCGCTCGCAAGCACGGCAAGCACTACCCCGACTCGATCACCGCCGAGCTGCGGACGCCGTTCTCGGGCGAGTTCGGTCCCGAGGCAGGCAAGCCTCAGGGCGGCATGTCGTTCGAGCGCGGCAGCCGCAACCAGCCTCCCCACCGCGACCTCGAGCGGGCGGCGGACGCCGTCATGCCGGGCCTGCAGAACGACGTGGGCGATCTGCTGAACAGGTTGTTCTGGTGAGCGTCACGACGGCGCCGCAGCGCAACGATGTCGCCGACGCCATCCTGGTGCTGCTCAACGCCCGCCTGTCGATGCTCGCGCCCGGCACCTACAACCGCCCCTTCGCGGCCTCCGAGATCGACGACGCGCCCACCTCTGGCGGTGACTACGTCGTGGTCTTCGTGGGCCGCGAGCAGGGCGGCCAGTACCGGCTCGGCGGCGTCGGGTCCACCATGTGGCGCCTTACTGTCCGCGCGGTCGGGTCGGTCACCAACGTTGGCCGGCTGCTCGACATCTGCGGCGATGTGCTCGAGGACCACAGCGTCACCGCCGGCGGCATCGAGTCCGGGTGCTTCCGGTTCGTCAGCGCCGACGACATCCGCCAGGACGAGGACGAGCAGGCGCTGTACTACGGCGACGCCGACTGGTCCTTCGCCTTCTAGGCCACTCCTTCTCGTTCGGCCCCAACCCGTCACCACAACCTCGACCTGGAGGTCGATCAGTCATGCCCGACTACGTCCGCGTTCGCGACAAGTCCACCGGCCACCACTACACGGTGCTGGCGCAGGAGGCCGAGCTGCACCCCGACGCCTACCAGGTGCTCAAGCAGCCCGCCGTCAACGAGAACGGCGACCCGCTCCCGGGTGAGATCCCGGAGACCACCGGCCAGTCGGCCACCGCCCCGAAGAAGGAGACGAACTGATGGCCGCTCCCGTGCGCCCCGCAGACACGAAGTACTACCTCCGGTCCAAGTGGGTCTTCGTGCCGACCGGCACCTACGACCCCGCCTCGCCGTCGCTGGCGGTCCTGAACGCCGCGACCGCGCTGGACGTCACCAAGATGTTCTTCGCCTCGACCGCCGGCCCGACCCAGTCGACCAACGTCGTCCGCGGCCCGCGTCGCGTGGGTGATGCGAACACCCCGGAGTTCATCGGCGAGACCAACCCGTCCTTCGGTGAGGTCCGGTACGCCTTCAACCCGCAGGCCGCGTCCGGTTCGGACGGCAAGAAGGCCTACGAGAAGTTCCCGGTCGGCACCACGGGGTTCCTGGTGAACCGCCTGGGCATCGACCGCGACGTCGACCTGGCGAGCGGCCAGTTCGTCACCTCGTACCCGGTCGAGTTCGGCCCGCAGCACGAGACGCCGGAGGGCGACGCCGAGGGCGCCGTGGTCGGCATCGTGCAGCAGGTGGCACAGACGGGCGACAAGTCGCTGAACAAGGCCGTCGTCGCTTGATCCAACGCCCGGCCGGGGTGGGGTCCGCCAGCCTGCCCCGGCTGGGTCAGCAAGTCCTGGCGGACTGGCGGAAGGAACACGCATGACCGAGAACGACCGGCCAACCCGCGAAGTCCACATCTATCACGGCAGCGACATCGCCGTGATCAACGAACTCCGTGACGAGTTCAACCGGGTCGCCCGCCAGGCGAACCCGCTAGCAGCCTTGCGGCTTGGCGACGAGTCCCCCGTTGTGGTCGCGGGGAAGGCCTACGACGATGCAGTCCGCGAGGCAATGCCTCGCGCCACCTCGGTGACGCTTCGTGCGCTGCGGCGAAAGGCTTTCCGCGACCTCCTCATCGCCAATCCGCCTCGAGACGGAAATGCGGACGACGAGGTTCTCCAGTACAACCAAGACGGCATGCACGAAGCGCTGGTCGAGTACTTCAACGTGGAAACCGGCGAGCGCACCATCATCGACCCGGAGTTCGGCACAAAGCAGGCTCTGACCGAGTGGGTCGAAAATCTGAACTACGGCATGTTCACGCAGCTTGCCGCAGCAGCCATCGAACTCAACGAGATCGGCTCGCCCAACCCAAAAGCGCCGGTGTCGTCGCAGGTCGCCCGTCTGTCCGACGAACCCTCGCCGTCGCCCGATTCCACGGACTGACACTCGGCGCTCTCGACGCGCTCGACCAGGCCGACTACGACCTGCTCGTGGCGGACTGGGAGCGCGAGATGGAGACCTGCTCTCACTGTGGTCAGCCGCGGTCGGTGTGCGGCGACCCCGAGCGGACGTGGTACCCGCAGCGCGTCATCTGCTTCGCCGAGCGCGAGCGGCTGGCGGCCCAGCAGGCGTTCGACCGGTTGCACCACGAGATGCCCTACCACGACGGCACGTACCAGCGGTGGGCCAAAGACCAGACGTCCGAGTTCCCGTTCAAGTACGACGACGGGTCCCACATCTACACCGCTTCGGCCGACGCCGACCCGGACGACGACTTCCTGACCAACAAGAACGCGGTGCCGACGGCGCCCGAGACCGGCGAGGGGTGAACCACTTTGGCCCAGCGCCGCGAATCAGTCCGCGTAGACCTCGAAGGCAACCTCGTTGACCGTCTCGCGGCAGCCGCGGCGCAGTCCGAGGCCCTTCGGGTGCAGCTCGACCGCCTCGGTCGGGTGCGGGTCAACATCGGCGTCGACAGCAGCGAGCTCGTCTCGGCGCAGGCTCAGGCCGCTGCCCTGCGGGCTGAGCTCGACCGGATCGGCCGCACCAACGTCAACGCCCGCGTCTCCGCGTCGTTCACCGACATCACCCGCAGCAGCGGTGCGGCGAACCGTTCCATCGGCCAGACCGGCGACAGCATCAACCAGCTGACCGGACGGCTGTCGCTGCTCGCCGACGGCATCCTGGTCCTCGGCCCCGGGCTGGTGCCCATCGCGGCCGTCGGAGTCCAGGCCCTCGGTGGCCTGACCGCTGCCGCGACCGCCGCTGCCGTGGCGGGCGGGTCGGCCATCGTCGCCTTCCAGGGCGTCGGCGACGCGGTCAAGGCGGTGCAGGAGTACCAGCTGGACCCGACCGTCGCCGGGCTCAAGAAGGCCCAGGAGGCGATGGCCAAGATCGGCCCGGATGCCCAGCGGTTCGTGATGGAGTTTCAGCAGTTCCGGCCTGTGCTGTCGGAGATCCGCAACGCCGCCGCCGCTGGCTGGTTCCCCGGCCTGACCGAGTCGCTGGACAAGTTCGCCGAGCTCGGCCCCCGCATCGAGGACATCTTCTTCAAGGCTGGCGAGGCCGGCGGGTTCCTAGTCGGCCAGGCCGCCGGGTCGTTGGCCTCGGATCGCTGGACCCCGTTCCTCGACTTCCTCGAGGTCGAGGTTCCGCGTGCAATGGCGTCGCTGGCCCGCACGATGGGCGACCTGGCGCACGGGTTCGCTCAGATGTTCATGGCATTCGACCCCGGCAACGACTCCTTCCTCGGGTGGCTCGAGGACGTGGCCGACGGGTTCGACCGCTGGGCTTCGTCGGCCGACGCCCGCGAGGGCATCCAGGGCCTGCTGGAGTACGCCCGCGAGAACGGCCCCGCCGTCAGCGCGCTGTTCACCTCGCTCGTCGGCGCGCTCACCGCCATCGTGCAGGCCGCCGCCCCCCTGGGCGGACCTGTGCTGACGGGGCTGACGGCTGTCGCGGACATGGTCCGCGTGATCGCCGACTCCGACATGGCGACCCCGCTCATCGCTGCCATCGCCGCGCTCCGCATCTTCAACCGACTGCAGGCCACCGCCGTCGCCACCCGCGGACGGCTCAACGCCCTGACTGCCACCACCGCCGTCACGGCCACGGGCAGCGGGTCCGCCGCCAGCCGTGCCGCTGCAGCAGCCGCCGCCCAGCGCGCCGGCCTGCCGCCTGGCGTGGTCGCCGGCGCCGCCGCTCCGCGCGCCTCGGACGTGCGCCGCCAGCAGCAGGCCGCCGCGGCTCAGCGGAACGCACGCATCGGCACGGGTCTCGCAGGCGCTGCCGCGCTGGGCCTGCTTGCCTCGGGGGCGTCGGACGACCTCAACATGACCAACACGGCCATGCTGACCCTCGCGGGCACGATGGCCGGCCCGCTCGGTGCTGCTGCCGGCGCCACGGTCGGCACGTTCATGGACCTTGCTGCCGCGAATGACGAGTTCGAGTCTGCACTCAGCCGCGCCAACAGCGCCGCCGAGAGCGGGGACTTCTCCGCGATGCGCGAGTCCATCGCAGCCGCGCGGACCGAGATGGAGTCGCTGACCAAGGACGCCGAGGCGTTCAGCGTCTTCAAGCCCGGCGACATGTTCCAGGACACCATCGGCGCGATCCAGGGGATCTTCGGCGAGGGTCAGGCCGAGGCTGCCGCGCGTCAGCAGGAGGAGCTGGAGTCGAAGTACCGCGCCACGCAGGAGGCGGTTGCGGCGCTCGGCAAGGCCACGGGCCAGTCGGTCGGACCTCTCGACGACTCGGTGCGGTCCTACCGCGAGCTCGAGGGTGTGCTGCAGGCCAACGAGGCCGCGATGGTCCAGCTCGGCATCACCCAGCAGGATCTGGCTCGCGCCGCCGCAGCGCAGGACGCCCTCAAGGCGAACAACCCGAACGAGCTGGTCGTCAACCGCTTCGGTTCCGCGACCCCGCTGGACGACCTGATCGACAAGATCGAGGCCAGCGGCGAGGCAATGGACTCCGCGCAGGCGAAGTCCGCGAACTACGTCGCCGCCATTCAGGCCATTGGCGAGGAGTCGATGCCGGCGGCCGAGCGAGCCCAAGGCCTGAGCGACGCCCTCAGCGCGCTGCTCGACCCGAACCTCGACGCCGAGGCCGCCCTGTCCGGGATGCGTGAGCAGCTCAAGGCGATCTCCGAGCTTGACGCGAGCGGCGGCTTCACGGTCAAGAACGGCATTGGTCGCGTCAACCTCGACGAGACCCGCGAGTACATCGAGCTGCTCAAGCAGCGGCTGGTCACGATGGTCGCCGCGGGCCGGTCCGAGAAGGACGTGGCCCGGGTGCTCGAGGAGTCCCGCGCCCAGTTCATCAAGTCGGGTCGCGCGGCGGGGTTCTCGGCCGAGCAGATGCGGAAGCGCGCCGACGAGATCGGCCTGACCCCGAAGCTGGTCAGCACGACGTTCCGTGCCATCGGGATCACCAAGTTCGACCGCCAGGTGCGCGAGCTGCGCGGGCTGCTCGAGGGCGTCCCGAAGCGGGTGCTGACGGACATGCGGACCAACGGCGTGCCGAAGACGGTGTCCGAGGTTGACGCCCTGGTGGCGAAGTACAAGCTGACGGAGAAGGAGCGCAAGGCGCTCATCCGGCTGGTCGGTACCGCCGAGGCGCAGGGTGCCGCGTTCGCATTGAGCGCCGCCCTCGACCGAGCCGCCCGTGACCGCACCTCGACCATCCGCGTCAACACCATCCAGACGCTCTCCCGGGTCACTCTCGGCCGCGTCGGTGGCCGCGCTGACGGCGGTTCGGTGCCGAAGGACAACGGCCGGTACGAGGACAAGTACCTGTTTATGCTGGCGCCGGGCGAGGAGATCATCTCCAACCGCTACGGCGAGGCCGACCGCTTCCGCGCCGACCGTGCGGCTGGTCGCATCCCCGGGTACGCCGACGGCGGCACCACCGGCAAGCGGCCCCGTCGCGGCGGTCGCACGTCCGCCGCCTACGCCGTGAGCGACGACCTTGAGATCGGCCGTGCGGCACGCGATATCGACGACATGGCTGGCGCCTCCCGCAAGGCCAAGAAGGCCATGCTCGAGGAGGTCAAGGAGCGTCGCGAGGCGACCAAGCAGCGCCGCGCCGACTTCGTGCAGTTCCGCAGCCAGGCCGGCACGTCGCTGACCCCGGAACTGACCGGCAACGGGCTGGCCGGCCTTGACGCGGGCATCGGCGCCACCATCAACGACTCCCGCACCGCTCTCGCCGCCCTGCAGCGCGCGAAGTCCAAGGGCCTCGGAGGCAAGGCAGGATCGGCCGGCGACCAGCTGCTCAACCTGATCGCCAACTCCGGGGACCTGAACCTCATCACCCAGTTCGCGGCGCTCAGCAAGGGCGAGATCGCCCGCCGCGAGAAGCAGTACGGGTCGGCGTTGGCCGCCCAGGGCGCGCTCGGGAACTTCGCTGCAGCCGAGCAGTACAACACCACGCTCGCCAGCCTCGACCGCCAGTTGGCGCAGCTGGTGAAGGTGCAGCGCAGCCTGGGGCGGCAGGTCCGCCAGGGGGCGAAGGAAGGCACCGAGGAAGGCGGCCGGCGCAACAAGCGCAAGCGCACCCGGGAGACCGCAGCGGCGACGAAGGCGAAGCGATGACGTTCCCGGAGATCCAGCTGGTCGACGCGCCGTCCGCGTCGGCGACTGTGCTGTTCGACTTCAACAACATCGACGCCACCCCGTATCGCCAGGTCAACGGCGACGAGTTCACCATCGGTTTCCCGTCGCTCGAGGGCGACGTGGACGCCATCGACCCGCTGTACAGCGAGCGGGTGGTGTCGTTCACCTGCAACCTGCGGGGCACGAAGCCGCAGGTCGCGGCGACGCTGTCAGAAATGAGCCGCCGCCTCGGAGCGCCGGGCCGCGGGTGGCTGCGCGTGCGGCTGACCTCGACGTCGGACCTGCTGTTCTTCCGCACCTACCGCGCGCAGCCCGGCGACCTGTCATTCGACCTCGTGCAGTCGGCTTCGGACACCAAGCGCGAGTCGTGGGACGTCGACGTGACGATCCCCTGCGAGCCGGGCGTTCTCGGCGAGCTGGTCTCCCAGCAGTTCAAGGTGGTCAGCCAGGACCCGACGTCGGGCACCAACTCGCCGACGTTCCTCGCCATTGACCCCATCGCCGGGGACATGCCGACCCCGCTGCGGTTTCGGATCACCAACTCGACCCCGCTCGCCGGCCGGTCGCGGCTGATGATCGCCACCCACGCGGGCACCCTTCCGGGCGTCTACTCGGTCCGACAGGGGCTGGGTAGCGGCGACGGTGCGAACGGCAGCTCCGACGTCACGGTGGTGACGGGCGACTCGTTGTACACCAACGGCAGCTATCGGCAGGTGGCCCTCACCTCGAGCCCCTCGTCGAACCTCACGGTGCCGGTCGACGTGCGCCCCGGCCGCTACAAGGTGCTGCTCCGGACGTCGGTCAGCAACACCACCACCACGGTCGCGGTCCGCGCCGGCCAGCAGCTCGGGTCGGGCGACATCATCTACCAGTCCGCGGTCCGAACCTCGGCCGCCGGCAGTGGCGCCACCTGGCTGGACCTCGGCAGCCTGCAGCTGCCGTTCCGTCGCCCGCAGTCCCCCGCCGACCTGCCGGTCACGACGTCGCAAACCCTCATCCTCGACTTCTCTCGGACCACGGGCACGGGGACGCTGGCCGCGGACCACCTGATCCTGATGCCGGTGGATCGCGCTGACACCCAGGCCGCGACCACGCTGACCGTCGAGGACGTCAACTGGTGGCAGTCCACGACGAACCGGGCGCTGGTCGTGGACGGCACGTCGACCGACGTGTGGTGCATGACCCCGACCACGGGCGCGCTGCTCGACAACGCGCCGACCGTGCAAGGCGTGTTCCCGACTGGCATCCCCGGGGCGGAGAACTTCGCGACCGTGCTGTTCTCCACCCACCCGACCGCGTCTGCAGACACACTGGGCCGCAACCTGACGGTGACCGTGTCGTACTACCCCCGGTTCCTCTACATCGGTGACGCCTGATGGTGCGCTTCCCGGTCTCGGTCCGCATCAGCGACGGCGTGACCGACCGCCACGTCACCGGCTACGTCTCGCGGCTGCGGTACAAGATCACCGCGCCGGGCGGATTCCACTCGGCGTCAATGACGCTGCACGTCGACCCGTCCACGCTCAGCGACCTCGGCCCCGCGGACCGGCTGTTCATCTACGGCCCCACCGGCGCCACGCTGTGGGAGGGGTTCATCGACAACCCGGGCCGCCTGGCCGGGGACGAGGGCGTCGGGTTCGACCTGTCGGTCACCGGAACCCTGACGCTCGCCGACGACCAGTCCCGCGCCTACGTCTACGTCGACCGGGACCTGTCCGAGTGGGAGCCCTACGCGAAGAACCAGGCCATCGCCAACGCGACAACCAGCACCAACCCCACCAACGACGCCGACCAGACCCAGGGTCTGTTCACCGGCCTCAACAACGGCCAGGTCGCCGCGACCAACGCGCTGTCCCAGATCGGCTACTTCGCCCTGGTGAAGGCGGGCCTGCAGTTCGGTGCCATCTCCGCGGCCGTCCGGTCCGGGAAGACCGACACCGGGTACCGCACCGAGCTCGTCTACGGCCCGCCCACCGGCGTCAACGTAGTCGCCAACTCCGGCGGCATCAGCACCAACGCCGCGACGTTCACCCGTGTCGTCGGCGAGGCCGGCAACCCGCCGTCGGGGACCAACGCGGTCGCGGTCCGACTGCGCCGCACCGACGGCCCCACGAATATCGCCGACGACAACACCTGGACCTGGTGGTCGAACATCGCCGTCCTGGGTCGCCGAGTCGACCGCTTCGGCGTGCTCGTCACTGGCGCTGCGGGGATGATCTCGGCGACCCACGTCCGCGGCGACTGGGTAGCCGAGGACCTGCTCGGCCGGGTGCTCACCCTGTGCGACCCGAACGGCTCCACCATCGAGGCCGCGTCGTACCTCATCGACCAGCTGACCTACCACGACGGCGCCACCGCAGCAGATGTCCTCGACGACCTCGCCGTGTTCGAGCCGGACATGCTGTGGGAGATCCTGCACTCCACGTCCGCCGGCTACGTCTTCAACTACCGCTCGTGGCCGACGACGGTCCGCTACGAACTGTCGACCCGCGACGGCTACGACGCGCCCGGTGGCGACGTCGACCTGTGCAACCGGATCACCGTTCGGTGGACCGACCCCAAGGGCCTGCCGCAGACCAAGATCGTCTACGCAGCATCCTCCCCTGCTGCGACCGTCGGCCCCCTCGGTCCGATGGGGTTCCCGATCGGTGCGGTCGCCACGGTGTTCAGCCCGTCGCTCAAGGCGCTCGAGGACGCCGGCCGCATCCGTGACGCGGAGACGGTCACCCTGCCCGATGGCCGTGGCTCGGACGCCAACGCCCAGCGTGCGGGCGAGCAGGTGTTGGCCGCGAAGGCCGACCCGCCCAAGGCCGCCACCGTCACCGTCCGCCAGCCCGTCACCGACCTCCTGCGTGGCGGCTGGGCCAAGCCGTATGACCTGCAGCCCGGCTACCTGGCGCGCGTCCGCGAGACGGGCGACGTGCTGCGTGTGACCGAGGTCGAGGTCGACGACGAGGCCGGCGTCGCCGTCCTGACGTTGGGCGAGCCGGTGCTGACCGAGGAGCAGCGGTTCGCGCGTCTCACCAAGGTCACCTCCCGCGTCGCCTGACCCACCCCGCTCCCGCCCAACCACCCCGAGGGGAACCCATGAGCCTGCCCGATGGCGTGACGACCTGCCTGCTGACCTATGGCCCGATCACCGACACGTTCGGCAACCCGGCGGACAGCATCACCGTGGAGGTGGTCGCTGACCGGACCATCGTGCACGCGGCGTCTGGTCGCACGATGTTCAAGAACCCGGTGACGGCGACGGCGACGGGTGCGGGGTCGGTGCAGATCCCGGTGCCGCACACGAACCAGTCGGGCTTCCGGGACCAGCAGCAGAACGCGCTGACGGGCTGGTACTACACGGTCAACCTGTCGGCCCGGTTCGCCAATGGTGCGGTGCAGACGGACACGAAGACGTTCCAGCCGGTCACGGGTCAGACCGAGGTAGACGCGGACCTGTTGCAGTCGCCGGGGATGGTGACGCCGGGGTCGACGGCACAGACGCAGTACGTGCCCTACCCGGGCGGCGGCACCGACGGCCAGGCGCTGGTCAAGCAGGGCACCGCCGTGGTCTGGGGCGCGGGCAGTGGCAGCACGGGCGCGACTGCTCCGCTTCCCAACATCCCGTGGATGGAGGGCATCGCCGCTTGGATCTTCGGCCACTCCTACCTCTCCGAGGGTGGCGACCAGAACACGAACCAGACCTACGCCCACCGCGTGCAGCGCCGCATCCGCACGCAGGTCGCCACCAACCGCGCCGCAGCCGGCGCCACCCTCGCGCAGATCCTCGCGCAGGTGCAGAGCAACTGGGCCGTGAACACCACCGGGGTCATCCACCTCGCCGGCCTCATCAACAACAGCAACAGCTCGCTCCCCGCGGCCACGACCCGCGAGCAGATGCGGTCGGTGTTCTCCTACCTCACCGCCTGCGCCAAGATCGCCAACAACAGCACCGCGTTCGCCTACTCCTCGGGCTGGACCAGCGGCGCCACGACCACGGCCAACTCCTACGTCGACTTCGGGTGGGTCGGCGATGGCGCCGACGTGGCCGTCGAGTTCGGCACCGGCGCCGCCACCTCGGTCACCGTCACCAACTCCGGGTCCGGCTCGGCCGCCCAGACGATCAACACCGGCGGCTATGCCACTGCATTCACCGGCATGATCCGCCTCCGCGGCTACGGCGCCGGCGCGCACACGGTTCGCATCCGGCTCGTGTCCGGCGCAGGACTGACCGTCACGGGCGCACTGATCCCCTCGCCGAGCCCGCCGACGATCGCCTGGTTCCGCGAGGGCCCCCTCCCGGCGTACACCACCGCGCAGAACACTCTGCTGACGCAGACCTACCGCGACGCCATCGAGCCCATCCTCACCGACTTCCCCACGGTGGTGAAGGTCCAGTACGACTCCAACTTCGACCCTGCGCTGCACCAGAACGTCGACGGCGTCCACCTGAACACCCGCGGCGCTGAGTACGTCGCTGGGCTCGTGGTGACCGCGCTCAAGGCGCTCGCTTGGCGGCAGGGCCAGAACAACCTCGTCGGCTCCGACGTCGGCGGCAACGCTCTTGCGGCTCCGGTCTACGTCGGCACGACCCCGTCGTTCTCCGCCGGCCCCGCCGCACCCGATGCGCCGACCGTCACCGCCACCCCGTCGCCCAACCAGGTCGCCCTGTCGTGGCCCGCCGCCGCCGACAACGGCTCGGCCGTGACGAACTACAAGGTCTACGCCGGCAACGCCTCCGGCAGCCTGACCCTGCTCACGACCCTCGGCAACGTGCTGTCGTACACCGAGACCGGTCTCACCAACGGCACCGCCCGCTACTACCGGGTCTCCGCGGTCAACGCCAACGGCGAGGGACCGCAGTCGGCCGAGGTCACCGCCACCCCGAACGCGCCCACCGCACCCGGCGCACCGCAGGCCCTCTCGGCCAGCCCCGGCAACAACCAGGCGACCCTGTCGTGGCTCGCGCCGTCCTCCAACGGCGGAAGCGCGATCACCGACTACATCATCCAGTACCGGCAGACCTCGACCGGTGGCGCATGGACGACGTTCTCCGACGCCGTCACCGCCACCATCGGCGTCGTGGTCACCGGACTCACCAACGGGACCGGCTACGACTTCCAGGTCGCTGCCGTCAACGCCATCGGCACCGGCCCGTTCAGCGCCATCGCCACCGCAACCCCCGTCACCGCCTTCGATCCCTCGACGGTGTCCGGCCTGGCTGGCTGGTACAAGGCTGACGCGCTCACAGGCATCAGCGAGGGTGGGGACGTCAACTCCTTCCCCGACTCCTCCTCGGCCGCGCTGACCATGACCAAGACCGGCACCGCGTGGAAGTACAAGACCGCCTCTGGCCCCAACGGCAAGGCGTACATCGAGAGCCCGACCGACCCGGCCAACTTCCTCCAGTCGGGCACGGTCAACAACTCCCCGGCTAACGGGACCGCGCCGTCGACCTACTTCTTCGTCATGGCCGTCACCGGCTCAGGCCAGCAGATCCCTGTCGCGTTCCCCGAGGGCATCTCGATGCTGACCGGCTACGTCGCCAACACGGTCGAGGCGTTCTCGGCGCCGCGCCAGAACGTCGGCGTCTACACCTCGGGCGAGTGGGCCGTCTACGAGTACGTCCACACGCCCAACGGACAGGCGACCGGCCTCAAGAACGGTGCCGTCGTCTCTGACGTTGCCTCTGGCCAGGCAGCCAACTCCGGCACCATCAAGCTGGCTGGGTCCGCCACCAACGGCACCTCCGTCGCTCGCATCGCCGAGGTGCTGCGCTACACCAACACGGTCAGCAGCACGAACCGGACCGCGATCCGCAACTACCTCGGCCAGAAGTACGGCGTCACCATCAGCTAGCGCGCGTGCACGGGATGCCGGCAACCGCACTGGTCGGGCCAGCCGCTCGGGTTGAGACCCGAGTCGGACTCCCGGCAATGTGACGCGGCCCCCGTCAGCCGCCCGACCAAGAGAACGAGCCGATTGGCTGGCTTCGTGACGTGGCCACACTCGGGGCACGGCATAGCCGTGCTCATCCCGTCACCGGCGCCGGGGTCGTGACTGGCCGCCGACGGTGCGCCATCCGTACCGACGGCACCTCGACAGCCCGGTAGAAGAGAACGGACAGCGCCACCGCGACCGCTGGCCCGACCACGAAGATGATGCCTTGGCGCACTGGCTCAGCTGTCTCGAGTTGGGTGAAGGGCAGCGCGACCAGCATGTAGACCGTGCCGTGCACTAGGTAGGCGCTGTAGGAGACCCGGCCCAAGGCGCGCAACGGGCTCCACGTAACTACGCGTTGGACAAGGCTGCCGCCGCAGGAAGCGGCCAACATCAGGGCGGCGAACCCGACGGCGTAGACGAACGGTCCGGCGGTCAGTGGGGCACGCAGGTGCACAGCCGCCATCGCGACGAGCGACACGGCCGTAGCCCACGTCCACGTCGGCAGCCACAGCATCCCCGCCACTGCAAGCGCCACCGCCATGCCGGCGCCGAACTCGACCAGGCGGAACAGGATGTTGTCGTAGCCGACCGGCGTCTCGGTGATGAATCCCGGGGACACGATGCGCGACACCACGATGTACCCCACGGGCACCGCAACGGTAGTGCACAGGGCCGCAACGGCGCCCCAGTGGCGGGCCACTAGAACCAGGAGCGGCAGGAGCACGTAGAACTGCCACTCGGTGGCCAGCGACCAGAAGGCGCCGTCGATGCCGCGGTCGTACTCCTGAAAGAACCCGTGGGTGAAGGTCAGGTGGGTCGCGAGATTGCCGACCAGGTCCGGCGACTCGGGGCCGAAGGTGAACTGCATCGTCGACCGGCCAGAGAACCACCCGTTGCCGCCGAACCAGTACATGGCCGCAGACACCACGACGGCGATCGCGACGGCAGCCAGATAGGGCGGCGCGATGCGGACCCACCGCCGCCGAAGGAACACGCCGGGGTCGATCGCGCGAAGGCGTCCGTCCCTCAGGAGCGGCCACAGCATGCAGAAGCCGCTGATCACGAAGAACAGGTCGACGCCGCGTTGACCGAGGCCGAGCAACTTCATCGGCCCCTGCCCGAGACCGGCCCAGATGCCGGCGTGGAAGACGAGTACCGCGCCGACGGCTAGGCCGCGCATGCCTTCGATCCAATCGAGGCGCTGCGGGGCGCTGACGGCGACATCGGTCACCGCCGCACGGTACGCCGACCCCACGCCTGCCGTCTCGCATACCGCCGCACCCCGTCACCCCCACCCCGCCCAGGCCGGGCCACTGACAGACGGAGACCCGCGTGCCCGATCTCGAGCCACCCAACCTCGGCGAAGTGCTCCGCCGGCTCGACGACCTCCGCAGCGACGTAGCCGACCTCATCGCCGAGATGAAGGCCGACCGCGCCGAGAACGCCCGCATCTACGTCCGGTCCGACGTCTACAACGTCGCCCAGACCGCGCAGAACGCCATCGTCGCCGACCTACACCGCGACGTCGGGAAGGTCGACACCGAGGTCCGCGCCGACCTTGCCACCCTCGAAGCGCAGATGCGGGCCGAGGTGCTGGCCGTGAAGACCGACGCCAACGCCAAGTTCACCGTGATCGAGAACGACCGCAAGGCAGAGGTCGCATGGCGCCGGCAAGCCACCCTCGCCATCGCCGGGCTGTTCGTGACCATCGTGCTCGCGGCCATCGGATTCGTCATCAACTACGCGACCAAGTGAGGTAGCGGTGCGACGACTCGGATTCGTCCCCTCCCAGCGGCTCATCAACGGCGTCTTCACCCTCGCTGGTGCGCTCGCGGTGCTGCTGCTCATCCTGCTCGTCTCGCTGTACCTCGACACCGCCGACCGCCTCGACCGCTCCGAGACCACCACCGCCGCACTCGCCGACCAGCTGCGCGACATGGGCGTCGAACCCGACGTCGCGGTCAACGACAACGGGGCGGCGCTCATCGAAGGCCCCCAGGGCGAGCGTGGCGCGACCGGGATGCGCGGCCCCGTCGGCCGATCCTGCGTCGCCGAGTACGGCCTGGCAACCTGCCGCGGACCCGCCGGCCCACGCGGACCCCGCGGCGTGGCAGGCGAGGACTCCCGCGTCCCCGGCCCCGTGGGTGCAGACGGCGCGGATGGGGCCGACGGCTCCGACTCCACCGTTCCTGGCCCCGAAGGACCAGCCGGACCCGCAGGCCAGGACGGCACCAACGGCAAGGACGGACGCGACGGCACCGACGGTCGACCCGGCCGCGGTGTCGAGTCCGTCACCTGCACCGGCACCGACGCAGCCACCTTCACCTTCACCTACAGCGACGGCACCACCGAGACCGTCACCTGTGCCGCGCCACCCGCAACGGAGGGCCAGCCGTGACCGACTTCCTCATCATCGCCGTCGTCGTCGAGACCATCCTCGTCGCCCTGTTCGCAGCCGGCACCGTCACCTACCGACGCGCACGCCGCAACGCCACCGCCTGCGACTTCCCCGGCTGTCTCGCTGCACGCGCCGAACTGCGGCGCCTGGCCGACGAGCACGACGAGGTGCCGAGCGATGACGTGCTGGCCGCGGTCGAGCTCGCCGATCCGCACCGCCACTGACCGCCTCCGCCTCGCCGCCGCACGACTCGTCGTCGGCCGATCCAAGGGAGCCCGCATGTCCTGGCGTCTCGCACGCTCACTCGACGTCCTCCGCGACGAGATCAACACCGCCGCCCCGAAGCGCAGCAAGGTCAGCGACGGCAGCATCGGCGACACCGCGCACTCGTCGCGAGCCTCCGACCACAACCCGAACTCGGCCGGGGTGGTCCGCGCCATCGACATCACCCACGACCCCGCCGGTGGCCTCGACTGCAACGACCTCGCCACCGACCTCGCGGGCCTCATCGGCGGCCACCCGGCGCTCCGGTCCGGCGGCTACCTGATCTGGAACGCCCGCATCCTCTCCGCCGACCGGCGCTCCGAGGGCTGGCGTCGCTACACCGGCAGCAACCCCCACAACCACCACCTCCACATCTCCGTCGCGACCGCGGCGGCTGGCTACGACTCGACCACGCCGTGGGGCGTGATGAAGGAGAACGACGACATGACACCCCAGCAGGACGCGCTGCTCAAGGACGTCGCCACCGACCTCGCCAAGCTCACCAAGCGGTTCGACCGCTTCGCCAACAACTCGTGGCGGCGCGAGGCTGCGATGGCCGCCGAACTCAAGCGGCAGGGCGTCGACGTCGACAAGATCCTGGCGGCCGTGGAGCAGGACGCCTGATGTTCAAGCCCGGCGACCGCGTGTACGTGACCGACCCGGCCCTCGCGGCCATGCGAGACATCATGCGTCGAGCAACCGGGGTCGAGCCTGCCCCGAACCACCACGGCACCGTCAATGAGATCTGGGAGGACAGCGTCCTCATCAACTTCGACGACGGCTGCGGCGCTCCGTATCCGTTCTCCGAAGTGCGCGCACTGCCGTGAGCCCGCGTCGTCGCCTCCGTCCCCGCATCACCATCCGCCGGGCCAGCGTCATCGGCGACGACCTGCCCGCCTTCGACCACGCCGCGTTCCTCTACGTCTACGTTGTCGATGGCGTTGTCGTCCGTGGCGTCCACTGGTCTGGTCGCTACGACGGGGCCGCCGAGACCCTCGCCCGCCACCTCGTGCGCCTCGCCCGCCAGCACCGCGCGAACTACATCACCACCACCGAGTCCCAGCAGCCCGAGGTCATGCACGTCATCCAGGAAGCGTTTGCCGACGCCGACCTGCTGTGGGGCACCAAGCGCATCGGCGAGTACGCGCTGCTCTACGACCTCGCCGTGTTCGCCGCGATGCCTAAGCACCCGCCCACGCTGCGGACCCTGACCGACACCCCCGGCCGCGACGACTGGCAGCAGCTGAAGGTCGGCACCTTCAACCTGCACCACCGCCAGGTCCGACGCTGGTGGCGCATCCTCGTCGCCCACGGCCCCTCGGGCATCGAGTTGGGGTCAGGGTTCAAGTCCGGGCGGCAGGCCGAGACCGCGAAGACCGGGTGGCCCAAGGTCGGGAAGATCCTGCGCCGGTTCCGCCGGCGCCACCCTCGTGCCGTGCAGGTGCTGTGCGCCGACTGCAACGCCGACCACTTCCGGTCCTACTGGCGGGCCTGGTTCCGCCGCACCCTCGGCGCCCCGTCCGTCTATGTCGCCGGGCTGCCGAACAAGGGCACCCACCACGGGCGGCTCATCGACGTCGCCTGGATCCCGGGCGCGACCATCACCAAGGGAGAAGCCGCATGACGATCAACCCGCCCCGCCAGGTCCGCGTCGGCATCTACCTGCTGACCGCGCTCGGCACCCCGCTCATCGCCTACCTCGCAGCCCGGGGCGTCATTGGCGACCTCGAGGTAGCCCTGTGGTCCGCCGAGGTCACCGTCGCCAGCACCCTCGCCGCGCTCAACACCGGCACGCCGCCCACCCGCGACGAGCGAGGCGCAATGGATCCTGTGGCCGCTGTAGTGCTCGTCATTCTCTGTGTCGCGGTCGCGTACCTGCTGCACAGCACGGGCGCCATCTGACCCCTGCCCGACGCCGAACTGGCCCCCGTCTTGGCTCACGCAGCCGAGGCGGGGGCCGCTTCATTTTTCCCGACGCCACCGATGCGCTTCACTCGCAACCGGGCCAGATCAACAACGATTGTTGATCTGGTTGTGGATTTGGCGATCACCTCGGCCGCGAGGGCGGTGCTGCGTTCGGCCCGCTCCATGCCACCATCGAACACGTGAGCGAACGGCAGCCGACCCACACCACCCTCACGCCCCACCAGCAGACCACCGTGCCCGCCGCCCAACACGTCTGGGTCGACACCGCACAAGGACGCGAGCCCGGCCTCCTCGTCATGTGGGAGCGGCGCGCAGACGGCTGGTACGGCATGTGCTTCTTCCGCGAGCAGGCCGGACAGACCTGGGACTGCGTCACGCGCTGGCTGCGCTCCGACCGCATCGAGCAGGTCGGGCACGCGTGGGAGGCTGGGCCGCCTGCCTAGGCTGACCGGCGCTGCGAGCGGCGGGCGTCCTCGAGGCGGCGGAGGCGGCGGGTGAGGGCCGGGTACTCCGCCTCCACGTCCGGCCGGCGGATGAGGCTGGCGATCACCTGCGCCTGCCGCACCTCCGACCAACCCAGCTCGCGGCGGATCGTCGAGATCCGCGCGCCGCCGTGCTTGTAGTGAGCGCCCTCCACGCGGAGGGCCGTGTGTTCACGAACCGTCAGCATGGGGGCATCGTGCGGGAGGGGTCCGACAGTTACGGGGCGAGAGCGTCCAAGTCGCTGCGAGCGCCCTCGATGATCTCGCCGGCCCGCGCCCACTTCTTCTGCACCTGCGCCTGCTGCTCGCTTTCCGAGAAGATGCAGTTGTCGTCGTTGATGCAGTCGTTCCACACGCTCTGCGACTGCGCGTACTGGTTGTACGCCTTCTCCAGCTCGGTCCCGATGGGCAGGCAGGCATCGCTGTCGAAGTCGAGGTCGACCACGGCCTGGTCGTAGACCACGCGGACGTCGGCGACCGAGGTGCTGTAGTCGTCAAAGTTCAGGCCGACGCTCAGCCGCGAGTTGAGCTCGGCCAACTCGTTGAGCAACGGGCGGAAGGCCGTGTCGCACTCGTCGAACTCCTCCTGGGCCGCTTCCTCTGCAGCCTCGCTCCGCTCCTCGGCGGCCTCGGCCGACTCCGACGCCTCGGCTGCGGAGGCACTGGCGCTGGCTGCAGAGGCAGACTCGGAAGCCGCTTCCGCGGCGCGTGCATTCTCGGCGTCGTCGCTGCCGCAAGCCGAGAGGGTCAGGACGGCGGCGATCGTCGCGGCCGAAATGAAGTGGCGCATGGGTGGATTCTCTCCGTTCGGATTGGCTGAGTCATGCATTCGCTCCGGGCGGAATGCTGACAAGATGGCTGACAAACCCTATGAAACGAGGCGCCGTGAGCGTGGGTAACGCTTCCTTGACACGGAAGAGGTCACTGGTTCAAACCCAGTATCGTCCACCGAAAACCCCCGTAGAACTGGCATTTCTGGCGCGGCATGGTGACCATGTCCCATCATGAAATTGCTGACACGTTGGCTGACAAGCCGATGACCCGGGCCGAGTACGGCTCCGGGAGCCTCTACCAGCGGACCTCCGACTGGCGCTGGATGGCCGCCTTCAAGGCCGGCTTCACCGACTCGGGCCAGCGCAAGCGGGTCACAGTGAGCGGTCCAGGGTGCGTCGGTGGCTGCAAGCCGCGGTGCCACCACGTCGCCGCGATGAAGCGCAAGGTCCGCGACAAGCGAGTCGAGCTCGACGCCAACGGCCGCGTCTCGACCAAGCGAACCACCTCGGTCGCCCGCTGGTCACAGACGTGGCTCGAGGACATCCAGACCTCCGTGCGCCCCTCGGCCTACGAGACGGACAAGGCCGCTGTGAAGGTGATCGTGGCGGCCATCGGGGAGATCAAGCTGGCCGACCTCACGCCCGTGGACGTGAAGGAGGTAGCCAAGTACCTGCGACGCAAGGGCAAGTCGACCTCCACGGCGCTGCGCTACCACGGCACGCTGACTCGGATGCTCAAGGCCGCCGCACTGGCCGGCTACCTGATTCAACCCAACGTGCTGCTCGGCAAGAAGCCCAAGGCCGCCGTCCACGACCGCCAGGCCATTCCCCTGCCCGACGCCCTCAAGCTGCTCGAGTGCGTCGCCGCCAAGCCGGATGCCTCTCGTTGGGCGCTGGCCTTCCTGCAAGGCCTGCGGCAGGCCGAGGCACTGGGCCTGACGTGGGACCAGGTCGACCTCGAGCGCGGCACGCTGACGATCTCGTGGCAGGTCAAGGCGCTGCGCTACCGCGAGGCCGGCAACCCCGACGCCGGCTTCCTGATGCCCGACGGCTACGAGGCGCAACATCTGGTCGGCTCCACCCACCTCGTGCGACCGAAGTCCGCCGCAGGGTGGCGAGTACAACCACTGGTGCCGTGGGCCGAGGCGACCCTTCGTCGCTGGCGAGAGGCCGCGCCGCCGAACCCGCACGGTCTCGTCTGGCCCGGACGGACCCAGAAGGGACGTACTTGGCCCCGCAATCCCGCTAGTGACCGCGAACGCTGGGCTGAGATCCAGGCCGAGGTCGGCGTCAGCCACCCCAGCGGCCGGCCGTTCACAGTCCACGAGATCAGGAACACCACGGCCACGCTGCTGATGGAGCTGCAGGTGCCCGAGTCGGTGCGGATCGCCATCATGGGCCACTCCAACATCGCGACCACGCGAGGCTATGAGTTCGTCGACCTCGAGCAGTCGCGCAAGGCTCTCGAGCAGGCCGCGCAGCGACTCGGCCTGACCTAGGCCAGCATCACGTCCGCAAGGCGCTCTCGGTAGTACGCCCGCTCCTCCCCCGCCAGCGAGGCGAGGCGGACGTCGAGCGTCCACGGGTCGACCCAGAGGTCATCGGCCGCCGCGTCGTGGTCGCCGTGATGCCAGATCAACGCATCCATGACGTCCCGCATCTTCGGGAGCAGCAGTCGAGCGCAGTGACGGTTGATGTCGAGCTCGTCGGAGGCGTCCGAGCAGGGCCCGCGCAGGACGTGCTCCACCTCGTGGAGGACGGTGCACCGTCTCTCCGCGAAGGTCATGCCGGCTCGCATGAAGATGGTCCGCTGACCGAAGTCTGTGTACCCATAGACGTCACGCGGCAGGACAGCAGTCCATGCGAGGCGCCAAGACGGACCCAGGTCGCGCAGCTTGCGCCAGGGGTGGACGTGGTGGCTCATGCCCTCGGAAACTAGTGGCGCCCACCGACAGAACCACGCGGCGGGCGCTGCGCCGAGCGACGTGCCTCATGGTGCTCAAGGATCGCGTCCATGTCCTCTCGGACCGCCTCGGCGATGTCCTGGAACGGGATGCCCGTGACCTTGCTGACCTCGTGCATCTCGTCGACCTGCATCTGGGCCTTGCGGAGCTTCCAGTCGCTGACGATCGACGTTGAGACTCCGAACGCGGCTGCCATTCCACTCTGGTTCACCTTCCGACGGAGCGGGTCGTTCGCCCGCTCTCGCTCGGCCCACGCATCCAGGAGTCGCCAGACGGCGCCGCTGGGTCGGTCGGTGGGTCGCATGGTCGGAACTGTCCTCACTGGTCGGACACCGTTCAACCGCCCCGGACACGGGCTGCTGAACATTGGTGGACACCAAAAGGTAGCGAACTACACCGCTGTAAGCGCAGGTAGCACGGGGTTTCCGCTCAGATCCGCTTGACAGGTGGACACCGTGGACGGAAACTTCTTCCTGCAACGCTGGACACCGAGACCGACGAGGACATAGCCTGATGACCGCACCGACCGCCATCAAGACGGAGCTCTACATGATCCTGAAAGACCGAAAGCAGCTCGCGAAGCTGATGGTCATCCAGGGTGTCTCCGCCCGACAGCTCGCCCTGGTCGCCGGCTGGAAGTCGCACAGCTACATGAACCGCCTGCTGTCGGGCCAGGTAAAGACGCTCTCCACTGACCCGGCCCTCCGTATCGCGCACTACCTCGGCGTGGGTGTCGACGACCTCTTCTTGGTCCGAGTTTCCGACGACGCCGGACAGAATTCCCGACTGACACGAAAGGCAGGCTGATGACCACTCCCCTCGCCTACAGCCTCACGGGCGCCGTCACGGCGACCGGCATGTCCCGAGCAACGCTCGAGCGCGCCATCCGCGCCGGCCGTCTCCGCGCCAAGAAGTCCAGCCAGGACGAGAACGGTGAGCCCACCGGCTCCTGGGTGATCCCGGCCGCGTCGCTCCAGGCGTACATCGACGGACTGGTGGACGCATGAGCATCGACATTCACGCGATCTACTGGCAGGCCCCGAAGGTCACCGCCGAACGGCAGGCCGCTTGGGACCAGTGGATCCAGAGCTACGCGATTTCTACCGCGCAGAGCTGGATCGAGGGCGGAGCGGGTCGCAAGGAAGCCACCGCCGGCGCGGCGGCGATCGTTGCCGAACTGCGCTCCCTCGACTCCGAGGAGTGGATGCCGCTCGGCGCGGCCCTGCTTGAGCGCATGAGCGCGCAGATGGCGAGCGACGAGCCGCTCGTGGGCGAACCCCGGCGCCGCTTCCTGAACGCGCTCCGCACCGCCGAGACCTCGATGGAGTCGGATCGCACGGCCGTAGTTGCCTACCAGCTCGGCCTCTCGGTGCTGCAGGCCGAGGCCATGGTGCGCAAGGTCCAGCGCGCCGAGAAGCGAGCCGCACAGGGCAAGACCTCGCTCTATCGGCACTACGACGCCAGTGGCGTGCTCCTGTATGTCGGTATCGCCAAGGATCCGCTGCTTCGCTCTGAACAGCACGAGGCCCAGTCGAATTGGTACCGCTTCGTCGATCGAACCGACATCGAGTGGTTCGACACGCGCGACCTCGCTAGCGCGGCCGAGCGCTCCGCCATCACGACTGAGCGTCCCATCTTCAACGACACGCACAACCGCGCCAACCGAACCGCTGCCATCGACTACCTGCTCGCCGCTCTCGACAAGGTCGGTGCAGTCGCATGACCACCCTCGCAACCTCCCCCGTCGACGAGCCCGACCTCCTGGCCCTCATCGCGGACACCGACACCCCGCTCCGCAAGCCGTTCGCGGACCGCTTCCGTGACGCCTGCTGGGTGGACGCGCTGGCTCACGACGGCTGGGTCAACCCGTCGCGTGTGCGTGCGCTGCTGCTGGCGGAGGGGCCGATCGACAACCCGCGTCAGCTGTCGGCGCTGTGGTCGAAGTCGTGTGGCCGTGACGGGTTCATGGTCAAGACGGACGCGCTGGTGCCGATCGAGGGCGCCGGCAGTCGCGGCAACACCAACAAGTCCGTGCCGCTGCGCCGATGGCTGGGCGGTGACGCGGCATGAGCGCCGACGTCCTGCGCCGAGCGGCTGCGCTGATGCGAGAGCGGGCCGCGGGTGCGACCGCAGTGTGGGGCGCCGAACGATGGAAGGCGTTCCATGCGGAGCATCCCTACTCCAACGGCGTGAGGACCCCCGACCTCGACCGGCACTACGTCGGCACCGACGACGAGCACGGCTCGATTCTGCTGTCTTCGGGCTGGGACGAGACGCAGATCGTGGACCACGCCGCCTCTTGGCACCCGGCCGTCGCGCTGAAGGTGGCGGCGTGGCTGGACTCGGAAGCGGCCGTTGTCGAACTGGATGGCGGGCGGCCCGTGCTGCTGAGTCCGCAGGCCCTCGCCGTCGCCCGCGCCTACCTCGGCGAGGGGGCGGACCAGTGACCCCGACCTACCTCATCGACGACCCCGACGGCGACGTGACCCTGTTCCGCCAGGCCGAGGGCGAGCCGACCGTGGCTGCCGTCGAGCGCACCACGCACCCCGACGTGTGGCGTGCGGCGCTGCTGACCCTGCACCCCGTCGACTGCCGGGAGGCGCGATGAACGACGAGCCTGAGTGCTGCTGCGGAGCCAACGGCGGCGAGGGCTGCTGGTGCTGCACCGAGGACTGCCCTGACGACTGCATGGCCGACCACCGGGGTGAGCAGTGATGACCCGCCTCCACTACCGCCTCGTCGCCGCCTCCCTGTGGGCCGCGCTGACCGTCGGCATCGTCGCCGCCCCGTCGCAGCCTGACCGGGTCGCGTCGGTGGAGCGTGCGCGATGAGCGGCGGGACGTTCACCCGCTGCGAGTCCTGCCGGCGGCTCCTGATCTACGGCCAGCAGTGCGTGTGCCACGACCGTCCGATGCGCTACTTCATCGACGGCGTAGAGGTCAGTGAGGCCGTTGCCCAGCGCGCAGAGAAGCGCGGCGCCGCCCACGTTGTTCGCGGCGGTTCGGGCGTGGTTCCCAAGGAACTGCGCGCCCCCGGAGAGACCGAGGAGCAGTGGTGCTGCCCGTGGCTGGAGATGTTGCCCCGCCGCACCTAGCCGCCACCCGAGCGGCCCCCGACCCCAACAAGACGGAAGCGCCGAGAGCTCACATCTCCCGGCGCCTCCACAACAACGAATCGAGAGACAGCATGACACAACAGAGGCAGCGACCACTCGTCGCTCAGGCGCACTACACCTTCAACCTCACAGGAACGTGCGTCATCTGCACGAAGAAGGTGACCCGCAGCCGCACCTTCGCGGCCGAGTCGACGGAGCAGGCCAACGAGAAAGCCGCCACCGCCGTCGACAACGGTCTCTGGCACCGGAAGTGCGGTGGCAACTGATGACCCACCCACCCAAGTCCGTCTCCCCCGATGAGCTCGAGGCGCTGGCCTGGCGCACGGGCGGCCAGATCGAGATGGCCAGCGACCTCGGCTACCTCGTCGTCAACGGCGCCACCCTGTACGTCGCGACGCTGCCGAAGCGGGAGGTGGCGTGATGGCGACGTTGCCGCCCATGCCCGACGTGCTGCCGAAGCACCTGCGACCGTTCAACGCCGTCGATGATGTGATCGCCAGTTGGCGCCGCGTCTACGGATTGCGCCGCAACCGCCACCGCCACTGCACGGGTGTCGACGAGACCGGCCGCCGCTGCGAGTGCCTGCGAGGTGACGCATGAGCAGGCAGTGGAAGCCGGGCGACGTGGCGGTCTGGGATAACGGCGACGGAAGGCCCGAGGTCGTCTACCGCTTCCGGGAGTACGTCTCCTCGCTTGAGGAGGGCGACCTGTTGTGGCAGACGCCGGACTCGGGGGAGGGACGTCCCGAGGATCGACACTTGCGCCCCCTCGTCGTCATCGACCCCGAGGACCGCGAGCAAGTCGAGCGACTACTGGTTGCACAGGTGGGCACAACGTCGGGCTGCCCGGACGTGCTCATGGTTTCGGAACAGCAGGTGGACCGCACGCAGGCCGCCCTCCGCAGCCTCGTCGCACCGCTCAAGCCGGACGAGCCGACGGGCCTGGGTGCCGTGGTCGAAGACGCCGACTTGCTGCGCTGGGTGCGGATCGAGCCGCGGATCCCCGGGAACTCGGCGTCCGTTCTTGCCTGGCGGGCCCGTGAGGTCGGCAAGGTGCCGCGGGAGTGCAGTTGGCCGAAGGTCAACGCCGTCCGCGTCCTGTCGCCGGGGGTGGACGCATGAGCGACCTCATCACCGGCATGTTCGCCGGCATCGTCATCGGCGCCGTCCCCGTCTATGGAGCCTGGAACCGCGACCGCCGCCGCTGGACACGGAAGCTCGCGCGGGCCGTCGGGCACCCGGCTGGGCGAGGGGGTGCGTTGTGACCTCACCCCTCCGCTGCGGTCGCCTCGACGACCATCCCGCCCACGACTGGACCCTGCCCGGCCGTTTCGGCAAGCCGCCCACCACTTTCCACTGCCGCGGCCACGTCGTCACCGAGGGCTACCTCGCCGAGTACGCCCGCGTCGCCGACAAGCGCGACCCGGAGCGCGAGGAGTTCAGCGACTGGGTGCGCGAGGGGTGGTCCGCGTGATCGCCCCCGACATGACCAGCGAGGCGTACCACGCCGAGACCGAGCACCTGTCGTCCTCGACCCTCAAGGCCGCGCTCCCTGAGCACTACAAGCAGGGCGGCTCACAAGAGGCCCTCGACTTCGGCACCCTCGTCCACGCCGTCGTCCTCGAGCCCGACACGCTCGACCACTACGCCGTGGTCGACGCCCACGCCATCGCCGGCGACAACCCGCGCACCGGCAAGCCCTACGACGCCCCGCAGATGACCGCCAAGTACAAGGCGGCAGCAGCCGAGGTCGCCGAGGCGGGCAAGACCGTCGTCTCGGCCGAGGACTGGGAGCGGGCGCACCGCATGGCCGACGCCGTGAATCAGCACACCGAAGCACGGGCGCTGTTCAGCGGCGAGGGCCAAAACGAGGTGTCCGCGTTCGTCGCCGACGCCGAAGGCCACCGCCTCAAGGCCAGATTCGACCGCCTCATCCCCGGCGCCGTCATCGATCTCAAGACCACCAGCGCCAAGCCTGGCGAGCAGTCCCTGTCCCGCACCGTCCTCGACTACGGGTACGACCTGTCCGCCGCGCACTACCTCAATGTCGCCAACCTCGCCGAGCTCGACGCCGCCACGTTCATCTGGTGCTTCGTCACCAAGGCCGAGCCCTACCGCGTCACCGTCGCCGAAGCGCACCCCGACTACATCACCCGGGGCCGCGTCCTCCGCGACCAGGCGCTACGCCGCATCACCGACTGGACCGCCGACCCCTACGAGGGCGCACGCGGCCGACTCGTCCTGTCCCCACCGCCGTGGGGGGGGCGGGCGGCCGCGCC